GAAGCAGAATCAATCAAAAAATCAGCATTTAGCGCGCTCTCATACAACTCACCATCATACGAAACGTCAAACGAATCTTCTGCATTTTCTTTCTGGCTAACAAATGAGAATTTCATCGTCTTGCCAATTGATACTGCGATGCCACGGAATTTATCATTAGCAGGAATGGCAACACGCTTGCACGAATCAATCAACTCCTGGCGATTGATCGTCACTGACTGTTTATGCTCGACTTGAAGCAACCGCATATAATCAGGATATTTCGCCTCGATAATCTTTGAAACCAACTGATCGCCAAACCGAATCATGTTGTCCGAAAACTCAATCTCAATATCGCCTTTATCAAGCACTTTGATTAAGCGTGAAACCGTAGCGCGTGGAATGATTCGTTCAATATCAGCACACGCTAGCGGAGTGGAATTAACGGCCAGTCGCATGCTATCTGATCCGACAACAGATAGAATCCCGTCCTTAACTTCAAATAGAACGCCATTGAGATAATGCTTAACGCTCTTGACGCCTGACGAACTAATCACGCTTTGCAGCATTGATTTAAGAACGGCCTGATCGATTGATACCTGCAATTTTCCATCAACAGACATGACCGGATAGTTATCAGTTGGCAGCGTTTGAATATTAAATTTTGAACGTCCAGACTTTACTATAATAGAATTGTCTTGAACGTCAATTGATACGGTTTCGCCTGCCAGATTGCTGACGACTTTGTTAAATCGGTCGTAATCAACGCAGAATGAGAAAATATCGTCGCTATCAGTAGCGCATAATGATTTAACCTGCATCACATCATCTGACGCAACGAACGACATTTCGTTAGCCGCTTTGCAAACAAGAACGCATGACAGCACCGGAATAATCCCGTTTCGTGCGATTCCTGATACTTTTGATAGGGATGATTGTAGGTCGGCTGTGTTGATGGTGGCTTTCATGATTATTCCTGTTCTGGTGAAAAGATATTCCAATCCTTGCGGCGCTTTGCCATAAGGTCTTTGTATTTCTGGTAAGCGTTGCTTTTATTCGGGCTGAACCCCAACCCTTTGCACCAGTAGTCATTCTTCAAAAACGTTTTGCATATCTTACGCCACGTTGGCACCTTTCCCTGGCTCTCTAGCCTTGCTTCTGCATGGTCAGGAATCCCGTCTTCGTATCCGCGCTTTCCCCACCACCGGATATAGACTGCCAGTTTATCCTTGTAGTGATCTGCTGTCTTCGGCGGCATGGTATTAAGCAAATGTAGCGCGAAACTTTGGTACGTGTGTCCTTCTGGCAATGCAATGTGATGATTGCCAAGAACAGCGCCCTTCTCATTACTGTAAAGCGCCCCTGTGTTTGCGCCAGCGACTCGTAAGCAGACTTTAGCCCACATCGCAGGCTCGACTACCTGATACAACCAAAGCCCCTTCCTAGCCTCGTCGCCGAATGGCTCGCAGATACGCATCTGGCTGATCTTGATGCCAGCTTGGTGCATTCTATCGTAAAGTTTGTTGTATGGCTTCTGTTCTTTTGAAAGATACGTCCAAATATCCATTGTGTGCCAGTCGTAGATTGGATATATATTCCAAACGTCTGACACTACGCGAGTAGTCCAAAGCTTACCATCAATCGTGTCTTTTTTGCTACTGGCAATGGTTCGGAAACGATTAAGGCTTTCATCAGCGCGGATCCCAATGAATGCAGCGCACTTCTGGCCTTGCGCATACCAATCACCGAATGCTGGCACGAACTCTTCAAACGGCATTCCTTCGTAATAGAATGGGAAAAAATCCATGTCTGTGATACTCGACTTATCAGGCTGGCGAACCCACAAGCCTTTCTTCTCCTTTTCCCACGCTGTCCATTCTGGCTCAATCTGACTGCATGCGTTCCATGTTTTCATCGGCAATGCTACCCAATAGGGTTCAATATTGTCTTTGTATTTCTCAAACATTTCACGCGAAAAATCGATAGTCAAACCAACCTGACACTCCCAATCGATAAAAAAGCATCCGATAACACGATTTCGCTTAATAGCCTCTGCCATAACCATATGCAGCATTACAGCAGAGTCTTTCCCTGCGCTGAATGAGATATAGATACGCTCGAAATTATCGAACGTCCATTCAATACGTTGTTTTGATGCTGTATATACATCAATTCCTAATCCACGCTTAGGCATTTTTCTTATACTCCATGATGGTGAAATTCTTTAGTTCTTTTATCGGTTTGAACCCTGCTTGTTCAAAGATTCCACGGCTTAGTTGGGTGCATGTTGCTTTGGCGTAGTTAATATCTTCTTTGACTTCTGAAAGCAACTCGCCAAAAACTCCAATCTTTCTATGCCATGGCTTCGTGTAACAATCAGAAATAACACTGCCGCGCAATGAAATAACTCCAACCAATATTCCATTATGAGTTGTTACATAGAATTGCTTATTAGCATCATCATAAATATGGATTCCAATTTCTTTAGCAATAGCTCGGCTACCAAATATCGGCCCCATCAGCGCATAGAAGTCTGTATCTGATCGATTTAGCTTGCGAATCTCGTACATATTTTTCTCTCCACTTCTGAATTGATCTATCAGCCGCTGCGTTTGCTAATGCCTGCTGATCTTCACTTAATGCGCGCCATGCTTCACGCGTTAAATCTTCTGGTGCATCGTGATTGATCGCGCATCCTGCATGGCCCATCCAAGCCTGATGATTCATTGTTGATGCAGATAAAGCCGATTCTATTGAATAAGGCCATTCATAAATTACACGATCCATTGCTTTTTCAAACGCTGCGCAATCAATCATCAATTGCGCAGACAATTCAACGTATCGCTGCCTATCTGCGACTGGAACGACTTTCCATAACTGGCTATTGAATTCTTCGCATTTTTTGTAGTGATGGAAAACGCGCTTAATCTTCAATGATTAGCTCCGGCTCATCTTCTCCGGTAAATGAGTCAGCTTCCCATGCCTCAGAAAAATCACGATCAGCGAATGCGCTAGCGAGTCCAGTAATTTGAGCAAGGCGCAGAACCTCGTCAGCTTCCATTCCAAGCTCTTTACCAATCTTGTCATCACTCCAGAATCGACGTTTAAGCTCGACAACAATGTCGGCCATAGCATCGACCTTATGCTTCCCCCTGGCGCGATTGTGGCGGATTGTAGAGGCCATGCGGTCGCCTTTGTCCTCCTGGCTATGGCGAATCTGCACCAACGGCAAATAGCCATGAACGCGTCTTTGAATGTCTGCACACTCTTTACCGACGCGGTGGCGGTGGAATCCGTCAACGACCTCATACGAATCATCGCTAGGCATAGATACGATTGGCTGCGTGTAGCCATCAGCAGAGATTGACAGCCGCAAAAGTTCCATCTCAGGCGGCGCTACGCTGTTCGGATTGTAGTCGTTACTATGGACTAGATCATTCTTGACCCACTTGACAAAATCAACAGGCTCCGTCTTGAACGGGCTGTATTCGTGCAATGACTCTCGCAATTCGTTGATTGCTGCTGCGCGAGCATCAATGTCAAGCACTTCTAGTTGTTTGAATAGTTCTTTTGCTTGCTTAATCATTTGTCAATTCCTTTGACTCAATTCCAAACGGCGCTTTGCCATTGATGAACTCTGATCCGTCGCGCTTTTGATACTTCACGGCACGATGCTCAGGTAAAAATTCTATCGGTGTCCAACCCTTCAAATCCTGCATTGCGTAAGGGTTAAGCGAATGATGCTCGCAAAAGTATCTAGCGTCAAGTTGTTTGTCTGCATTTTTTTCACATCCAAATTTTCCATTTGCTTGACTTTTAAACGATGATGTGCAGTTTTTGCAGTGGATGCGAGGCAATGACATGCCGAAACACACTTCTTTTGCATTGCACCACTTGCACGCCCAGGCTGTCGGGATGTTGGCGATACGCTCTAGAGGCTTGTCGGACATGGTGATAAATTCTGCTTTGTCAAGATATTCTTTAAACTCCTCTTGATTAAACTCAATCACATCAACAAACAGCGCGTCTGTATCCTTGCAAACAGCCATGTAAATTGCGTATTTGCAATCAAATTTCCCAGAATAAACTATGCATTGAGCGTAGTGCTTTGGAAACTCTTTTTTCAACTGGCCGCGCTTTAGCTTGGCAAAACTCTTTGTCGAATGAGTCTTATATTCAGTCGCTACGCGGTCGCCTTCGACCATCCAAACGCCATCTCCATGCCCACCAAAAAACCCTTCATAAAATCCGGCCTGCTCCGTGCATCGGTTGATGACCTTATAGCCAAGGTCGTAAAGATGCGTCTCGAAAATCAATTCTTCACGATTACCGCGAGCGAATAGGCGCAGCATACGCGGCTCGAATTTTTCAGGCTCAATATAACCGTGGAACTGTAGCCACAGCTTTCGCGAGCATTCTTCGCCAATTTCCGATGCGCCAAGATATCGGCGTTCGTATTCGTCGTTTTTAGCGAGCGAATCAATCCGTCGCAGGATTTCGTCAGGGTCGATCACTTTGCCAAACTTTCAGCAAGAAGCGCAGCATACGACACGCTATCAATCGCGCTGTCTTCATGAAAATCGTCAGTCTGCCATTGGCGAACTTGCTTCAGAATCAGCATGAGCAACCATCCTTCGCTTTCCGATAGATCACGGCCAGCGATCGAATTAAACGCCGCTACGGTCTTTCCCATGCTGCGCTCGC